GAATGGTTAACTCGTAAAAAGGGTAGACCATTTATGTCTGTTGAAGAACGTATGGCAATCATTAAAGAGATTGGTTGTGTAGGACATGTGTTCTCATTTAACGATGATGACGATACAGCAATTGCTGCTATTGAATATGTAAAGAAACAAGCTCCTAATAATAGTAACATTATCTTTGCAAATGGCGGAGACAGAACAAAAGAAAATATTCCAGAGATGGTATTTGATGATGTTGAATTTGTTTTTGGTGTTGGTGGTGAAGATAAAAAGAATAGTTCTTCATGGATCTTTCATGGATTCTAAAGAAGTGGGATAAACCTGAGACTCAAAGATTATGGGGAAAGTACAGAGACTTAGATCAAAATGGTCATTGGAAAGTAAAAGAACTCTCTATTGATATAAATAAATCATTATCTGATCAAAGGCATTACATTAGGTCTGAGCATTGGCATATTGTTGATGGCGAATTACGGATGGATCTACAATTTCAGAACGGTTACTCTACATCTAAAGTATATACGACTGGAGACAGTATTGATATTCCACCAAAGACTTGGCATCATGCTATGAATGTTGGTGACAGACCAGTAAAGGTAATTGAAGTATGGATGGGAGATAGATTGTCTGAAGAAGATATAGAAAGAAGAAACAATTAATTAAACTTCTTATTATTATAAAGGACATAATCCTATTATACCATGTTTCTAGAGGTTGTCAACTGTTTTTTTATAAATATCCATAAATTAACCATTAAATAAAGGAGACGACGATGGCTTTTCAGTTATCAGTAGCATCACGGAACGCTACATTAGCCGCGATCGAAACGGAAGTAGGACTTAACCCTATCTTAACTATTAACACTGGTACTAAACCTGCCGATGCAGCTACTGCTAATACAGGTTCAGTTCTAGCGACAATGGTTTTACCAAGTGATTGGTTGGGAACAGCTGCTGGCGGATCTATTGCTTTATCAGGAACTTGGCAGGATTTATCTGCTGATGATTCAGGTACAGCAGGATATTTCAGATTGCACACTAATGACGGTACAGTATGTCATATGCAAGGTACTATCAGTGCAACAGGCGCAGGTGGTGATATGCAGTTAGACAATACTAACATTGCAACAGGACAGCAAATCAACATAACCACATTTACGATTACAGCTGGTGGGGCTTAACTTTAAAGTAAGGTAAAGCCACATGTCTGCAAATGGTGCGGTTAGTACAACATTAGATTTCGAATATTTTGGCGGTGGATACGTATCGCTATCGGGGGAAGTTTCAGGATTAATTGATACTTCCCTTATTTTTAGTGGGAGTCTGCCAATTGTTGGTGAAATTTCACCTATCACTATTGACTTTGGCTTTAGTGCTGGCATTGAAACACCTACTATTTACGGTCAGATAGCTCCACAAGTAATACCTTTTTCTTCATACAGTTTTGTAGAATTTGGTGTACAGCGTTATCTTTCAGTAGCAAATAATGTTTTATTCGATTACACCGCTAACTCAAGTGGTTATCTAACAACACACGTTAACTTTAATCCCACATTAGAATTTAATCTTGATACACACATCTATGTTTTCTCATTAGGTGATAGCGCAGGCACATTTAATTTTAGTGTTGAAGGCTTAGGTTTAAACGTAACAACAAGAGAATACTCAGAGACTGGTGGCAATTTCGTCAATTTTAATGAAATAGATTTTAATAACTCAGACGTTATTCAACCACACAACGGTCTTGTATTAATTAACAACGGAATCTCACAAGCAGAGATTATATAGAAGCAGTTCTACTTTTAATAAATACCTAATAAATAAAAGTAAAACTTGGAGAAAATAAATGGCGGCTACATTCTACATCAAACAAAATGATACTGCCCCGTCTATTGAGGCAGGTCTAAAAGATTCTAACGGTAGAGTTAAGTCAATGGCCAATGCTTCTACAGTTAAATTTCATATGAAAGACGAAAATGGTCTTGCATTAGTTACAAATGGTCTTGGTACTATTAAAAGTCCGACTAAAGGTATTGTAGCATATGAATGGCAGACGGGAGATACAGCAAACACTGGTATCCACAGCGCGGAATTTCAAATAGAATATAATAATGGTCAGATCGAAACCTTTCCAAACACAGGTTATATTAAAGTAATCATTAAAGATGAGTTAGCATAATGGCACAACCACAATCAAGAGAAGACTTTAAAGACTACATCTTAAGAAAAATCGGTGCGCCGGTTATCGAGATCAATGTTTCTGAAGAGCAAGTTGAGGACCGAGTAGATGAAGCTATTTCTTTTTGGAGAGATTATCACTACAACGGCAGCCAGTTAGTTTACTTAAAGCACGAAATTACACAAACAGATAAAGACAACGGATATATTACTTTACCTCAGCAATTGCTAGGCATATCTAAAGTCTTTGACTTCGATACATCCATCAGTATGGGTGGCGGAATGTTTAACGTTCAATATCAATTTGTTCTAAACAACATTCAAGATATGACAAGTTATAGTATGACTAATTACTATATGACTATGCAACATATCGAATTCATGCAAGAATTGCTTGTTGGTAAACCATTAATACGTTACAACAAACACGTTAATAAATTATTCATTGATAATAGACACGAGCGCTGGGTAGTTGGTAGTTACATCGTTATCGAAGCTTATGATATTGTTGACGCAGATGCTTATGCCGATGTTTGGACTGACAGATGGTTACAAAACTATGCTGCAGTTCTTGTACGCGAGCAATGGGGTCTTAACCTAACTAAGTTTACAAACATGCAGTTAGTTGGTGGCGTAAGTTTCAACGGTGAACAAATTTTATCAGAAGCCAGAGCTGAAAGAGAAAAAATGGAAGAAGAAGCAATTCGGTCTCTTCAACCTCTCACATATAATTTCATTGGATAAATCATGGCAACTAACTCATACTTTAGAAATTACGACAATTTCAATGAGCAAAATTTAATTGATGATTTAGTAATTGAATCAATTAGAATTTATGGTCTTGATATTAAGTACCTTAGTGGGGTGTTTAATAATGTTGATAAAATCTTTAACGAAGACGATACACCTCTATACAACGAGATGTACGGCTTTGAAGTATACGTTAAAAACGTAGATGGTTTTGAAGGCGAAGGCGATTTCCTATCTAAGTTTGGTTTACAAATACGAGATCAGGTTACATTCACTGTTGCTATTAGAACATTCGAAAGACATGTTACTCGCGTAAATCAAACAAAAGTTCGCCCAAGAGAAAACGATATTATTTGGTTGCCACTAAATCAAAAGATGTACAGAATTACATACGTAGAACATGAAAGTGTATTCTACCAATCTGGCTCTTTGCAGGTTTATGATGTTAAATGCGAGTTAATGGAATATTCAAACGAAAGATTCGAAACTGGCAGATATGATATCGATCATTATTTCGATAACGTAAGCACTACTTCTACGTTTGTAACTACACTCGAAAATCTGGCAAACACAGATCCTATTGCTCAAAACTTTGAGTTTGAAAAACTTGCTGATGATATATTAGACTTTTCTGATGTAGATCCATTTAGCGAAAATATTAGTATTCAGGATTCATAAAATGGCAATCGCAAATTATTTTTACAATGAGACGACTAGAAGATATGTAGCATTATTTGGTACTCTTTTTAACCAAATTAAAATTGAGCGCACTGATAATGCTGGCGCTACTGTACAATCTATGATTGTGCCTCTTTCATATGCTCCATTTCAGAAAGTTCTTTCAAGATTAAACGAAGATCCTGATTTATTGAATAGTAGAAGAACTGCTATTTCTTTACCTAGAATGTCATTTGAAATTACTAGTTTTCAATATGACCCTGCTAGAAAAATTGGATCAACTCAAAAATTACGTAAAGAAGCAAAAGCAGAAGTTGATTCTTCTAAAAGTTTTGTTTATTCTTCAGTACCATATAACTTAGATTTTTCTTTGTATATTATGACTAAGTACTCAGAAGA